ATAATTGGAACCGAGACCTTTAGACATAAGAGAAAATTCGGGAATACGGTCGTCGTTTTTGTGTTCGGGGATGGTTCTAAGTTTGGTCATGTACTTAAGTACATAACCAACAGAAGCCCCGCGAACATCACCAAAATAGATAGTACCAAATTCTTGGTTATCAAGTGACCAAGCTTTGATACAATGCTCCATAGTCGCATTAAAGAGAATGATGTGATAATGAGGCCTTTTGTTATCAGAGCCGTATTCTCCGACTGCATAATATTTGAGACGGTTAGACGATAACTTGCGAAGCCGTTTAAAAAATTTTTGAACATGGCTTTTGTTTAAGGTTAAAAATTTGTTTGGAGTCAAAATAGAGTATTCAGAATTTTGTGAAAATCTGATTACGTAATCAGGAGAATAAGTAAGCGTAACAAATAGAGCAGAGGTGGACCTCTGCTCTTCTTTAATTAATCTAAAAGACCATCCACTAGCGCGACGTTTTAAACACTCGGGGCATTTGCCGCAAGGAAATGGGATTTGTTCGTCTTTTTTTATGTATGGATTCATACAATAGGACATTAAATAGGAGTGCCGAAAACAGGCATTAAACGACGAGCCCCAATTTTATGATATAAATGAACATACAAATAATCTGTGCCATCCTGGACGGCAAATATACGTTCGGCATCTTCAGGATAACATTCTACAAATTCCTGGCTTAATGTAGGTTCAGTAGCGAATATCCTGGTACAAGTCCAATAATCTAAAGTATTACGGAAATCGCCCGCAGTGCGGCCGCTCATGTATTTATATTCCGAATATCTTGGATTGTAGCCAAAGGTATTAGTCGCATTTGGAGTATAAGCATACAACTCCTGGACTTGTACTTCTTGCTCACCAATATGAGCAAAATCAGGCCAAAAATAGTCTAAACGGTCATTGCGAAGAAATGCACGAGGGATACCTTGTTGGTAATTCGTACGAGGTAACACGGACATAATACCGATTATCCAGCCGTGTTCGGTAGCGTAATAATTGCCGTTACGACCTGTATTGATGCTAACAGCATGGCCAGCCATATTGCCCTGAGGAAGTCCGCCGTCTTCGCCTGTAGTGTTAAGAATTTCAGAAATTACAACAGGGCTTTTAACGCCTGTGATATATTCAGGTCGTTGTAACCTGGCGTCAGGAGAATTAACACCAAAATTTGCCAGGATGCTTTCAATGTAACGAGTACCACCGCGAGCGGCTTTTTCTAAAAAGCGTTGTAAAGCATAAGCACGACGGAGGTCGTTAATAGTAGTAGGGTCAACGTCTAAATCTTCAAGTTTAGCATATAAAGCATCGGGATTAACACCAGGTGAAGTGGTAGGGTCGCCCTGGATATCTAAATCACCACCAGCGGCGGCAGTAATTAAGGTGTCAGGTACTTGATTTCTGAATACAGGAGCATCGCCAGAAATAGAACCTAAAGGAATATCAACAGGAGTGCCTTTTTGTGCAAAGGGTAATGAACTAGTAAAATAATCATGTTCCCAAGCACGCTTACGCATTTTGAATAATTCCACGTTAGATAAATTGCTTCCATCTGTTAATTTATAATCAACAGGAAGAATAAGATTTTGGTCTCTGTAATATTCATTGTAGCAGCATTGATATGCTGCAAAAGGAAGAGCGGAAATAGGAGAAGAAGAACCGCCAAGAGGAACAGGAGGAACACCCATGTAATCAATGAATTTTTCATCGTCAGAACTAAAAAATCCATTAGCATAATTAAAGAAAGGCGGAACAATGGTTGTATCGCTAGTAATAAATTTTTCCCAGTTGTCCCAAAGAATACGGTTAGGGACAAAAAAATAATGCACCGTTACATCAAAGCGGTGCATCACAGGAGCAGTTAAAGGAGCAAAGCGAAGTAAGCTTTCACAACCAATATCAAACTTATCACCTGGTACAACATCCATGGCCAGGACAGGGACAAGATTTCCCATTTTTGCGGTTAGTTTAACATCATGGGAAAGGTCAAAATAGTTGCTTTTAGGTTTTTGCAACTTGATTGAGTTAAATAAATTTTTCATTACAAAAATTTAAGGTTAAAAAATTGCGGGCTTTTCACCCGCTTGGCTGTAGGGGGTCAGCTATAAACGAATTCCACCGCGAGAAACGTAGTAAGTTTTCATACGCTTAGAGCGTTTACCACGTCTGTAAGATTTGCGTCTCATAGTTGTGTTTTAAAGGTTAAAAAATTATTTTCCAAAAGCAAGTTTAAGAAGTTGGGCGGCAGTAGAGCCGATAATTCCCATACTTCTAATTTTATTCATAAATTCAGCTTCATACTTTGCAGAATCAACTTTGTAACCTAAAATTTGGTTAGTAGTACGAGCGTTAGAAATAGTTTGACTAACTAAAGATTTTTGTTCTTCAGATAAATTAGTACGAGCAAGAATATTTTTAGTATCAGCTACAATGCGTCTAATTTCTTCTTGTTGTTTCATAATTTGGTCAGCTTTTAAATCAGTATTCCATTGCATAATATCTTTTCTGTTTCCATATGTTTCATTAAAAAATTTGGTGTTCAAATTTTTCCAATCAGTTTCAGAAGCAGATTTCATTGCATTGGCTTTAGTTAAATTAATTTGCTCTTTCATTAATTCCATTTGAAGAGGTGCAAATAAAGTTTGTTGGTCAAATTGAGGTGCGAGAGCTTTAGGAGTATCAAGAGTAGAAGAACGAACAGCAGGTGCAGTATTTGTTTGGCCGTAAATAAGATGTGGTGAAAGACCAGCGTCTTTATAACGTTGCATTTGTGCGGATGGACTGTTGTATTCGTTTTGTCTATTCCAATCGGCAAGAGCGTCAGCACGTTGACGGTCATACATTTCCAGGGCGGTATTTTTATTTGCCTTGTTTGTAAAAAATGAAGATATAGCGTTAACGCCTGAAGCTATAGCGCCAGCAAATGGCTTAGCAGCGGCAAGGATTGCAGGTAGTCCCATGTTTAAGTTTTTTAATTAATAAATAATTTTTGCGCTTAATGAATTGACGGTTTTTAAATTCAGTCCAATCATTGAAAACTTGTCTGTAATAAGCTTGGTAATAAGCTTGATTTATAGCAATTAAAGTAGTTGGTTTTATCATACTTTTTTTGATTTATCGCATCGGTGCGGGCAACGCTCCATTTTCAATGCGATTAGTTTTAAAATAAGATTTTAAAGAACTATTGTTTTTGTGCCACTTCTTTTTTAATAACCCCTCAGGGGCTTGACCTTATGGCTAACACTTCGCTTGACTCGTCCGCTTCGCTACCTCGTTGGCTTTCGTGTCCGCCATTGGGTCAAACCCCTTTTTTCAGGGCTTAGGGTATAAAGATAAGTGTCATTTAGCACTAATATATCAAGGGGATTAGTGCTTTTTTTCAAAAAACTTCGTTTTTTTGGCTTACGCCTGGGGGCGGAGTCCGCCCCTCAACCCCACCTAATGGGGCTCTGCCCCAAACCCCGGGTTTTTTTAGGATATTGTGGGGGGGTCAGTAGGTTTGGAATTGTTAAGCGATTTTTGAGCCTCTAAAGCCTGTTTAATGAGATTATCCTCATATTCTTTTTGCCTGGCGGCAGCAGCATCGGCTTTTTTCTTCTCAAGTTCAGACATTTTAGCATTAGCACGCTCTCTAATAGAGTCTAATTCAGCCTGGATTTCAGTTAAATCCAAACGGCGAGGGTCAGGAGTATATTCATCCTGGAAAACAGGTACTTTACCTTCCATAGGTATTCCGCGGGTAAACATGGTTAAGATTTCCCTCATACTCATTGTTTGGTCGGGTAGAGTTTGGGATGGCATTGTAAAAATGCGGTGTTTGCGAACAGGTCGCACGAAATATGTTTGTATCATAAATTGTTTTTGCGGCCTTTGTGGGCCTGGTTATACATTTTTTTGAAAGCATGGGTACGACGTTCATTCAAAATATCTTGCCAATTTTCACCAAGTTCATTGATGATTTTTTCTTGCTGCTCATATGATTTTTCTTTATGAGCAATGTGTAACATTTGTTGCTGATACTCATCATAAATTTTGTTTTTGTAGTAACGAGGCATAGATATTTTTTTGTTACAGTCAGTATGAACGTAAGAGCGATTTTCCAAATCGGCATGATGCCAATTAATCATTTGTTCAGTAAGATAATTGGAACCGAGACCTTTAGACATAAGAGAAAATTCGGGAATACGGTCGTCGTTTTTGTGTTCGGGGATGGTTCTAAGTTTGGTCATGTACTTAAGTACATAACCAACAGAAGCCCCG